CTGCCAAATACACAGTATTTGCTCGTTTCATTAATCCTCAATTCTATGTACCAACACAGAAGGACGTCATTTCCACAGCAAGAGATGAACATGAAATTAAGAGACTGGAATCAAGAGGTTACCGTTTTGCTCAGGCTGATGTTGCTCCCGTAGCAGCCCAAGATACTGGTGAAGTCGAAGCTTCTGGTCCGGTATCAAAGATTGCTGGCGGAGTTTCCACTATTGCTGATGTGCTTTCTGGCATACCAGTGATTGGAAAAGTCGCTTCCACTGTCGCGTGGGTTTCGAGAGCCGTTGGCAAGACTGCTGCCTCGTTTGGTTGGTCTAAACCAACGTCGATACAACCACAATGTAAGGCTGTTTTAAAACCAAACAACACCCTAATCCACACTGAAGGTAATGATGATGCAACTACTCTAGCGTTGATTCAAGACAATGGTATAGATGGTTCGTCATTTATTCCTGAGACTAAAGATGAATTAAATTTTGAATACATATTTGGTAGACCAAATTTCTTTCACGCTCAGACAGCGGGTCAGGCATTGTTTACAGATCGTAAGAAAATTACTGCATGGGAGGTTTCTCCACTATCACAGTACCAATATGGAAATAGTGATGATAGTCAAACATTGTACCTCGGTAGCTTTGCTTATGCGAGCATGATGGGTACCTTGTGGCGCGGCACTATTAATTATGATATTATGGTAGTGAAGACTCCTTACCATCAGGGACGTTTTGCAGTTGTTTTCCTTCCGGAAACTAATTTGAAAGACGTACCTGATACCTTGGATAATCTGCTCAACACAAATTATAACGTGGTATGCAACTTGAAAGATAGGCAGGATGAAATGGGTCGAACCACCTTCCGTGTTTCGGTTCCTTTCATTTCGAACACAGATTGGCGTGAAACTTACAAAAGAACCACTAGTGTTTCAAATCCTGGCCCTGATGCCACCACATTGGACACTAAAACAGGTTGCTTAGCCATTTATTCTCTAGTCGATTTATCCAATCCTCCAACTGTGTCTCCGTCCGTGACGTTCTTTATAGCACACAGTGGTGGTGAGGATTATCAAATTGCAAGACCAGTGATGAATTTGGCACCTGGTTTCCAGTCCAAATATTCGGAAAGCGCAACTAGATACGCTCAGGCAGATATTGGTACGGTATTTATTCCAGAAGATGAAAATCTTTTGGTACCATCTCATACCGCTCGAGATGTTACAGCACAAACTACTGGTGAATACTTCAAGTCATTGCGAGCGTTCATGAAACGCTATGGGCTGTTTGCGAATTTATCGCAGAATAGCAGTTACGTAGGTTTGCGAACACGACGTATGTCTGAAGATCCCAAAAGTGGTGCGCGCACGATGTCTCGTACAAATTTTTCAGATAAAGTCATTCCCACTCCGTGGTATATGGCTTCATTTTTGTACCGTTTTTATAACGGTTCATCACAGTTAAAGGTAATTCCATACACACCAGGAGTAGTAGCTGAGTCATTTTTGTCTTTTGATGAGACAGAAGCGAACCAGACTGTTACCCCTGAAGTATATTCATATGGGCAACCCATTTTCCAACAGAATCAACAGGTTTCAAATTCATTTGAAGTTAGAACACCGTATTATCGAGGAATTCGATGCGACGTTGTAGATTCCAACCAAGCTCCAGTCCTTGGAGACGTGAGAACAAACATCAGATGTAGGAATTTGGCTAATTATGGTGGTGATACACAAACATCACCAATGTATGAGGCTGCTGGAGATGACTTTAACTATTTCTTCATGGTTGGACCTCCTCCTATGTGCGACATAAGGAACGTCCGATCAACATCAACTTTCCCAACCGGTAACACAGTAAAGCTGGACCTGTCGGAGATCAATGCTGCTAATGCTGGTGATGATTATGTATCATTCCAGCCTATTGGCATTGAACCTGCGATAGAACCATCTTTGGAGCCATATGCGATTGCCACAGGAGTGCCGCAAGAATTTTTCTTGCCACTTGCCGATGGTAGCAACATTGGTATTTCTATTACGGATTGTAAAATTGAAGCGGGTGGGTCCCCATTCTTTAGAGTCAAAATTGATCCTAAAACAGTTAAACTTCCTGACGTACAAGAAGCTATTATGAAGCTTGGTACTATTACCGTAGTTACCGATGCTCCTTTAGTTGAGTAGTACATTTCTCCCAAACCCGAAGCATGTTTCAGCATGTGGACAGGTACGCGGTAGAAGGTGGTCCCTACACATTAATAACAGTGTAGGCCTTTTTCTGACTTGGTCAGAGCGAACTCCTCCTACCGGGGGGAGACTAGCTTTGTCTAGGAATGACGAACGAGGTTCAGCTTTCTATTATAATTGGCAGAATTTCTAATTGGTTATTCCCGACTAATGACGGGAGCTTAG